TTTTGATAGTCGCCAACTACGTTAGTATTATTAAAAAACATTTGGCAATTAGCAAGATGACGTTTGAATCTACCATTAGCAAAGCCCGCACGCTCATGCCATGCTTGGGTAGCTACATCGTATACCCACGTTTTTTCTGCGGTTGGAAACGTCAGTACATAAAAAGAATGTCCGTCTTGTTGGTAAGTAAAAGCAATTGCATCAGATATAACGTCATAACTTTGAATAGCATACTCAACCGCATGGGTAGAAATGCGTTGACCCGAATAGCCATTAGCCCTGTATACCATGCCTTGCCCGCGGGCATCAGCGCCTAGCCAAAATAATGCGTTATCTAATTTAGCTACCGAGAACGTAGCCGCGCAGCCTATCTCATTAACCGCACCTTGAATACGCGCTAATGGAAATGGCGAGGTGCCTGCGTCGTACCAAACTTCAACTGACTGAGTGCCAAACAACCAAACCTCACGGTGGTCAACAATTAACGACACTAAATCGTCTGGCATACCTTCAGCACTAGCAAAACTTAACGGATCAATTTGAGTACCGTCTAATAACTCAGACGTCCAAAATCGTTGGGAATTAGGCTCCTGAAAAATAAAGTAGCCGTCTAAATAGCTTACTGTTATTGCGCCTGGAAAATCTACGTCCGTAATTTTGGCAAATTGATTTGAAGACGCGTCATAAATGTACCCATCAGGGTTAGCCGCAATAAATAGCTGCGTGCCGTTATCGACCATTGACACTTGACCAGTACCGCTTACGTTGCCAATGGGTGTAGCTACCCAGTTGGTATCTATTTTATAAAATTTGCTGCCTGACACCGCGTAGCCATAGCCGCCATACGACCATAACCCACGAATAGGGCCGGTGCCCACGTTAGCTAACTTACGCAAACCTGGGGCACGATTTAAAAAGCCCGCATCCTTGCCATCTGGCGCAGGTGTGGCTTCAGGATACAAGTTAATCATACGTGCGTCCGCAGCGTTAATACTGCGGGCTACATACGCTTGACCTAACAGCGGTGTCTTCATGGGTTAGTAGTTACCCGCGTAGATATTAAACCGTTGACGACTAGCCACGATAGAGTAAGGCATAGACATGACGTCATCAGGATTGTTGATACGTTTCAGATTGCGTTTAGCTACCATCGCAATACGCTGTACGGTAGGCGATGGCTCTACGCCAAACTCGGGCGCAAGTTCGCAAGCCAAACAATATTTAAACGCACGCAGATAACCTGGCGGAAAATAAAGCGGTGTGCCCGCGCTAAGAATACCGTATGCGCTATCTAATGGTTGGGCAGAAATGAAGTGCCACTCAAGTATGCGCGTAGGTACTGGGTAAATGGTTGCGGTAATATCGGGGAAGCTATTGTTTACCCACATAACTTGCGGGTACGTGCTAGTTACCGTCTTAACTGCAATACCGTTATATTGCTGTTGGTTAATTAACTTAATACCAAACGACACATTAGTTTGCGGATCACGAAAATAAGTAGCGTCATCTATTAAGATAGGACGGGTGCCGCCAAAAGCACCTGTTGGGCCGATCTCAATAGAATTAACGCCCGCAGGCCATAAATATGTTTGATCTTGCGTTACAAACGTAGATAGCTTTTCTGTGCTCCATGAGTCAATCATTAGACTCATGGCATATAGTGAATCTTGTACGGTTGCCGCAGAAGGGTCTTCGCTTTCAGCTAATTGCCCTATCAACCGTAACGCTGATTTAATTACATCAATAGTGGCGATGCTGTTTGCCATGCTGGCTCCTTATTGTGCCGTTTCAGCCTCTACTGATGGACGAGCACGGCGGCGTTTAACGTCAAGTTCATTAGTTGGTGCCGCTACTTCAGGAACCAACGGTGTGTCGGGATTATATCTTGCCCAACCGTTTTGTTCATCATGTTCGGCTTCTAAGTCCATTGTAGCTACTTTAGTGCCGTGTATCGGGTGTTGTAGGTATATATTCATAGGGGTAACGGGGCCGAAGCCCCGTTTAATTAGCCAGTTAAACCTAACGTCTTCAAGCTACTAATAACAGTGTTTACGTTTGACAAAGTTGTATTTAACGCAGAAATTTGCGTAGTCGTCAAACCACTAAGGTTAGAAGTTGTTAAAGTAGGTGTTGCGGCAGTAGTTATTGCTGCGGGTTGATTAGTTGCGACTGCACCAAAAAAACCAGCGGTTCCGCCTGATTTGCCCATAATAGCGCCATCAAGTTGCTGGTCTTCAAAGGCAACGCCAATAGCTTTAGTGTTTGGCATTATTTATCCTTTAAAAAATTAAAGAGGAGGGTTTTACCCCTCCTTCTTTTTACTTAAAGTCTGTACGCAACGTAAGTTGCTTCAGCAGTTCTGCGAAAACGGAAATGCGCGCTAGAAGTAACTGCAATAGCTACTAAAGCATTGCCGCCATCAGATACGCCAGTGTTGACTGCCAAAGTAACCGCGCCTGACGATGTACCAATGTTAACGATGTACAGGTCAAACGTGGTGCCAACTTTAGCATTGGTCAACACGGCGTCAATAGCTGCACCGGTTGGCAAAGTGTAAGTTGCAGCAGAAGTGCTTGGGTTAGCCACTAACATATTGCCCAAAATTTGAGCAGCAGTTAATGTTGCAGTTGCAGTTGCGCTTTGAGGAGCCGCGCTTTCGTTAATTTGAATTTCGTTTAGGTTGCCATCACCAATTTGATAGCCGCCGCCTACGCTTGGAAGTGCCATAATAATTTTCCTTTAAAAAAGTAATTAATGGGGGCCGTAGCCCCCACCAAGGTTAGCCCCACATGCGAACGCCCATTTGTGGGCGAATGGTGCTGAAGCCATACAAAACGTCGATACGGCAAGGCAGACGGTCATTGTTGATGTCGTATTGACGAACAATACGCATTGAGATGCCGTTGTGGACTTGACGTGACGCCATGTCTACACCTTGTGGCATTAACAAGTCAGCAGTTGCAAACGTGATCGCATCTTTGTGATAGACCAAGTTTTGCGCGTACTGGGTGCCAGACGCACCAAACATGGTGACCACAGCGCCAGCAGCTGGCAACACATCCACAGTAGCCAAGGCTTGACCAGCGGAATACAGAGCTGGGCTGATTGACAAAGTTGCAGTTGACGAACCGGAAGCGGCAGCAGTTACAACAAACTGTTGCAACGAACCAGTGGACTCACGAGTTTGTGGGTTGACAGCATTAACGCCAGCAATAGTAAATATGTCGCCAACGTTCCAAGTTCTGCTTGAACCAGTAAAGCTGATTGGCAGTGTTGACTGACCTTCAGTAGTTATTGCTGAAGTGACAGTGATTGCAGTGCCCCAAGTACCGTTCAGGTGTTGCTTGATTGACTGAGACATGTTGATCTCATCAAAGCCCAATACGCCTGTGCCCATCATGCCGTTCTTAAACTGCTTGCTGATAGTGTCGGTTGGGTTGAACAAACCTTTCATGCCTTCAACCAAACCAGCGTTAGCGGCTGGATTAACAGTTGCGTAGCGTGGTGACATTACGGCAGCGGCTTCGTTCAGCTTCTGTTGAGCTTGCAACAGAACCAATGAAGTCGAAGGTGTAGTGCCTGGTGTACCAACAGATGCGTAGATGTTTTTGTACGCATTTGCAACGTCGGCGTCGATAGACGAAGCCAATTGCGAAATACGTGGTTTCAAAACACGCTCAGCAAAGTCATCCAACTGCATCGTCAATTCAGCCGATGTGAAGTTGATACCGATGTGCTTTTGCGAAGCTACTGTCAAACTTGTGTTTTGCTCGTTGTCGTCCTGAGTTTGCAGGGCGGCACCGTCAGTTACCAAAGCACGATCCGGTAAACGGATACGCAGTGTGGAACCAATTTTAGCGCCTTCAACAGCGAAAGAATCGTCGTATTGACGATTGACGTTACGAGTGAGTACCAGATTGTTCTCGAGGATTTCGAGAGCTTTTCTAGTAATCATGTCGATGGTAAGAATCGAGTTTGCCATGATAGTCCTTAAAAAAATTAGCGGTTACGGTTAGCTTCCCACTTTTTGATCTGACGCTGGCGCTCTGCCTCAATCCATTCCGACGTGCTCATCGTTTTTATTGAGCGTGGGTCGGTAGTATCATGAGACGGCGATCCAGTGCCACGGCCAGAAATTGGCGCGATCGGCGGTGGGGCGCTTGTCGTTTTCTTTAACACTGGTTCAGAAGCCAATTTGGCTTCTAATTTACCAAGTTCTTTAGCCTGAATAAACGGCGATAATCGAGAAATCCTGTCAGCCTCACGTGGATTGGTGCCTAGATAGTATGCTATGTCTGGCCCTATATCCGACGCTTGAATGGTTTCTGCCATCACGGACGTAATTGGAAGTTTAGGATTGTATGCGACTTGTTCAAAGTCCTCATACTTGCCACGTGCTTCTTCTTCACGGTCGTGATATGCCTCAAGCACATCCATTTTCTGGCGATCAGCTTCCCGTTTAGCCAGCAACTGCTCTGCTTTTTGCATTGCCAACGCATCGGCATACGCATCCACAGAGTCAAAATGTTCTGGCGACGGGATGTCAGCAACTGCAGCAGGCGCTTCTTGCCCCCTACGTGACTGATCTCTTTCCCACTTACGCTGTTCTCTTGCAAGCCTTTTGCCTACGATGGCATCCAATTCTTCTTGTGTGAAGGTCTTGGTTTGCTGCTCGTTTGGCTGTTCATTCTCCGGCGCTAGTATTTCTTCAGTTACAGGTTCTGCCGTCGTTACCTGTTCTGGCGCGGGTGAATCCGCTAATTCAATCTGTACTTCATCAGACATTATCGATTCCTAAAGAATCCTCGGTGAACCTCGCCGATACGGATAGAGCAAAATTATTCGTATATAACTGTTGCCGCAACTGTACCACCAATTACTACATAAAGGCCATTTTTAGCATAAGCGCCATCTAAAGGCAATACGTAAGAAGTGGCTGCGGCGGGGGTAAACACCCCCAAAATGGTTGGCTGCGTGGTAGATGTAGCCGCCGAGTCGTAAACGGTAATGGTCGGCGTGCTAGAAGCTGAGCTAACAAAAATGCCTTTTAACTTGCCAGCCATTGGCTTAATGTTGGCCGAAGCCGTAATGTATGTGTAATTTGCCATAATTAGCTCAGTATGTTTTTAATTAAAACAATTTCAAAAAATCCCGCTGCCTCGTTGTTGTCAGCGCCGCCAATAGCTTCACCTTGAATGCGAGTCTTCTCAGCAAGTGCAATAGGGTATGAAAAATCAATTGTTGAAATGCCGTTGTTGGCTACAATTAGCGGCCCAGTAATCGCAATCCCGTTTGTACCAATGAAGCGTGTACGCGCTGTGATTAGAGTGGTTCCAGCGTCTTGTGCTAAACCAATCCGCGCAATAACCAAATATCCAGTATAGCCCGCAGGTATGGTGTATTGGCTTGATGTGGCAGTGTTAAAGCCGATAGAAATTAAATTATAGACCGTTGCTGGGACACCAGAAGTTACAGTGCCGCTCCCAATGTAAATAGCACCCGCGTTTGACAATCCAGTACCTGCGGTTGTTACCAACATATTGTTGATGCGCAAAAATGAATTTGTGGTGGTTACTGCGGTTTGACCG